GTGATTGCTTTCTTCGTGTCCAAATTTTAATACTACACTGGATTCTTTAGATCATATTTTTTTTAGAATTAAGTTTCCTCGATTTGACGTAATAGATTATTTATTTTATCGTAAAAAGAAATTAAGGATGCAGCGAGAAAGTGTACCTTGTCAGATTCATGATGGAAATATGACTTGTTGTTATCGATTTTATCATAGTAATGGAGAGATTCAGTCTATTTCTAGATGTAGTGCTATGTTTTCGTCTAGTGAAGACATGGTTGCTAGTGTCTATGCAGAGATTATTTGCAGGTATTACATGTTGAATGGTCGAGTAGTGGAGAGAAAAGAGAAACATTTTTCTTCTTACTTATCATTTTATAGACGATATTATGTTGCTAAGAGTAATATTGCTCTTCGTCCTGTTACGAAACATCGTAATGCTATTATTGAAACTTCAGTTTATCCGGCTACTTATATTCGTCCTCTTATTGGTAAGCTTACTGCAAATTATCTTTATGAGGCTTGTGGAATATCTAATTATCAGAAAGGCTCTTTGGTAGACCGATGCGTTCGCGTATTAGGTTGGGAAGATACAGTTTATGAGCCCTTTTCTTATAGAATGGATTTTAAAGGAGAATTTGTTGGACCTACTTTTCCTAGAGTAGTGTTTTCTACTAATAATATGACTGCTGCTAAACAGGTTAAAGTTTTATTAGGTTTTTCTAAGAATACAGCCCGTCGAGGTGAGACTTTTCCTCGTATACGACGTCTTCTTCCTGGTGCTTTAAATTTTCTTCATATTGCACTAGATGCTAAGCAACATGTTGGCACTCTTCACATGAAGTGGGATCCTAGAGAATGTGTTCATTGGTTAAATTTAAATACTGGTGGTGGTATTAGTCTTCTTAAGTCTGGTTTTATTGAGAAAGATGGTATTCGACATTATATTCATGATTCTGGTAAGAAGATTTTTTTGCTTGAATCATCCATTCGTGCTGTTCATAAGTTTGTTATATCTAAGCTTAGAGGTGAAGAAACCGAGCTTGTTGATTTAGAAATAATTCGACAGAAACAGGAATGGAGGAAGGCTGCTTCGCTCATGATTGATGATCTGCAAAATAACCTAGATAAGATGAGAGAGTTCTTTTGCCCCTCTGCTAATCTTATAATCTTTTCAGATTGGATCATGCGTTTACGTAGAAAGATAGAAACAGGAAATCTTATTCGTATAGGCATGACTTTTAATTGGGGTGGTGCTTATGAACTTGCTAAGTATCTTCATTATGATGATGATAGATTTTTTTGGGTTGATGGTGATATATCTCAACTTGATAAAAATATTCAAGATTGGATGCTTATGCTTTATATTGCTTGTGGTGGTAGATATTATGCTTGGCAAGATTATGATGATGCTGCAAAGGAATGTATGGAGTTTTTTATTAAGACTTTAATGTATAAGATAAGTCATAAAATAGTTTTGCATCTTGGTAATTTTTGGCAGTTTATGAGAGGTGTCATGCACTCTGGTGGGAAGGATACTTCTCATGGTGATAGTTGGATTATGGCACTTTTATTTTATCTATATTGTATGGATGTTATAGATAGAAATCCTCATATTGCTGATATGGTTATAAATTGTCTTCTTCAGTTAGTTATTGTTATAGTTGTTTTTGGCGATGACCATATTTGGTGTGCTCCTACTGTATTGAGATCTTATATCAATGCAGCTGGATGGACTCAATTTTTAGCTGAAGTTTGTCATATGACTTTAAGAGATGCTAAAGAATATACTTCTTTTCTTTCTACTGTTGATCATGT